CATGATTTTGGTATATTCCTAGAATTAGCGCCTGATGAAGAAGAAAAACAACTTCTTGAAAATAATATCCAAATGGCTATTCAACAACAACAAATAAATCTTGAAGATGCTATTGATGTTAGAGAGGTAAGAAATTTAAAACTTGCTAATCAATTATTAAAAGTAAGAAGGAAAAAGAAATTTGATCAAGATAGACAAATACAGCAAGAAAATATACAAGCACAATCTAAAGCTAATCAAGAATCCTCTCAAGCTGCCGCGCAGGCTGAGATACAAAAGCAACAAGGTATTGCTGAAAGTAAAGTACAAGTAGAGCAAGCTAAATCTGGTTTTGATATTCAAAAATTAGAAAAAGAAGCGGCTATTAAAAAAGAATTAATGCAATTTGAATTTGAATTAAATATGAAGCTTAAAGAAGCTGAATCAAATGTAATTAATGATAAAGAGAAGATGAAAGAAGATCGTAAAGATGAACGAACAAAAATTCAAGCTTCTCAACAAAGTGAATTAATTGACCAGAGAAAAACTGGTAAGCCACCTAAAAACTTTGAATCCGCAGGTATGGATAACTTAGGTGGATTTGGTTTAGAGCAATTTGAACCAAGATAAATTTTTAAATAATTATATAATATTTTATTATGGCAGAAAAAATAACAGCTAAAGTGCTGGAAGACGAAATAAAGACTCCAGCTGAAAAAGAAAAAGAAATACTATCAGGTTCTAATTATGATGCAGAAACTGACATGTATAAAGTGGATTTAACTAAACCACCTAAACAACAAGACACTACTCAAGAAACAGAAACAGAAACAGAAACAGAAAATGAGCAAGTCGAAGAAGAAGAATTAATATTAGAAGAAATAACCGATGAAACCAATAATACTGACGAGACAGGAGTGGATGGAAGCGTTGAAGCTACCGACACCACACCGGAACAAGAAGAAATACTACAGGAAGAAAAAACACAAGAACCTGTAGATTTACCAGAAAATATTCAAGATTTAATAAAATTTATGAATGAAACTGGTGGTAGTCTTGAAGATTATACAAGATTAAACGCTGATTATAGTAATGTAGATGAAAACACGTTATTAAGAGAATACTATAAACAAACAAAACCACATCTTAGTTACGATGAAGTATCTTTTTTAATAGAAGATAGTTTTGATTATGATGAAGAAATAGATGAACCAAGAGATGTTAAAAGAAAAAAATTAGCTCATAAAGAAGCGGTTGCAAATGCTAAAGACTTTTTGACAGGGTTGAAGGATGAGTATTACAAAGAAGTCAAGTTGGGTTCTAAGTTACTACCTGAACAGCAAAAAGCTATAGAATTTTTCAATCGTTATAATAATGAGCAAAAACAAGCTGACGAATTATTACAGAAGCAAACAACACATTTTCAGCAAGAAACTAGTAAAGTTTTCAACAATGAATTTAAAGGTTTTAATTTTAATGTTGGAGACAAGAAATTTAGGTTTAATGTGAAAGATGTTGATAAAGTAAAATCACAGAATATATCAAGTGTCTTTGATAAATTTGTTAATAAGGATTCGCTCCTTCAAAACTCTGGTGATTTCCATAAAGCTTTATTTGCTGCTTCTAATGCCGATTCAATAGCAAATCATTTTTATCAACAAGGTAAAGCAGACGCTGTAAAAGAAATGACAGCTGACGCTAAAAATATCAACATGGATCCTCGTAAAACTTCGAGTGGTGTTGTTGAAGCCGGCGGGATAAAAGTAAGAGCTATTTCCGGTGATGATAATTCAGGGCTAAAATTAAAGTTCAAAAATTATTAACAATTAGTAAAAATTAATTAAAAATGGCAAATAATAATACATTTACAGGACCTGCGGTTGCTAGTATTGTTAAACCAGCTAGTCAAAAAATGACTCTTTCTCCAACGAGTTATTTAGACATTCAAAATGACGGTTGGGCAAAACAATATTTACCGGAGCTGTATGAAAAAGAAGTTGAAAGATACGGTAATAGAACCGTAGCTGGATTCTTAAAAATGGCAGGGGCAGAAATGCCAATGCAATCTGATCAAGTTATTTGGTCTGAGCAAGGTAGATTACACATTGCTTATCAAGCAACAGTAACTATCGCAAATGGTCAATTATCTGATATTAAAGATATCGATGACACAAGTGGAGCTAACGTTTCGCACTCATTAAGAATTGGTAACACAGTTGTATGTGAAGTTGCAGGCGTTGTATTTAAAGCATTTGTAAAATCAGTAGGAGCAACTCCAGTGATTGTGCCTTATAGCGCAGCTCACGTAACTGACGTTTCTACTACTATTTCAAGTGGAGCTTCAACTCAAACAATTAAGTTATTCGTTTATGGTTCTGAATTTAATAAAGGAACTGATTCAATGACTGAATCTGTTGAGCCTAACTTCAAAACTTTCACTAACAAACCAATGATTCTTAAAGATCACTTTGAAATCAATGGTTCTGACACAGCACAAATCGGTTGGGTTGAAGTAGCTGGTGAAAGCGGACAAGGTGGTTACTTATGGTACCTAAAAGCTAGTGGAGACACAAGTACTAGATTTGACGATTACATGGAAATGGCAATGGTTGAAGCTGAAAAATCTGCTGCTGGCGCTGACGCTGATGTTCCTGAAGGATCTGAAGGTTTACTTTCAGCAATCGGTTCAAGAGGTATCGTAGCTGCACAACAATTCAACGCTAACCCAGAAATTGGTGAGTGGGATGACTTGTTAAAAGAATTAGACAAACAAGGAGCTATCGAGGAAAACATGCTTTTCTTAGACAGAGATGCTAACATCGTAATGGATGACTTATTAGCAGGATTAAACGCTTATTATTCAGGTGGTACATCTTGGGGTGTATTTAACAACTCTGAAGAAATGGCACTTAATCTTGGTTTCTCTGGATTTAGAAGAGGTTCTTACGACTTCTATAAAACTGACTGGAAATATCTTAACGATAAATCTACAAGAGGTAATATAGGTGGTTTAAAAGGAGTTTTACTTCCAGCTGGTAGTTCTTCAGTTTATGATCAAACATTAGCTGCAAACGTTAGAAGACCTTTCTTACACGTAAGATATAGAGCTTCTCAAGCTGATGACAGAAAACTGAAAACTTGGGTTACTGGTTCTGTTGGAGCTGCAACAACTGGCTTTGACAAAATGGAGATTCACTATCTATCTGAAAGATGTTTAGTAGTACAAGCTGCTAATAACTTCATTAGATTTGATTCTTAATACTTAATTAAAGGAATGGGTGCTTCGGCACCCTGACCTTTATTTTATAAATTTTTATTATATTATATCATGGCAAAAAAACAAAAAGCAGAGGTGGCTGCTGAGGAACCAGTAATGGTTGCTCCACCAAAACAAAAACCGGCTGAAGTTAAAAAACCTAAGCGGGAAATAAAAGATAGGTTGTATGAGTTAACAATTAACGATACACCAATTACATATATATTAAATAGTAGAGGGATTTTATATTTTGATGAAGAAAAAGGTTATGAAAGAGAAGTAAAATATTGTCAAAATCAAAAAACAATATTTGTAGATGAAATGAAAGGTGTTCAAAAATTATCCCATATTGCTTTTAGAGACGGTAAACTTTTTGTACCAAAAGAACAACAAACATTACAAAAATTTTTAGAAGTACATCCAAAAAATGGTACATCTTTTCAAGAATATGATGCTGTTCAAATTGCAGAAGATGAATTAGATTCACTTCAATTAGAGATTACAGCTTTAACAGCTGCACAAACTATAGAAGTTGATCACGCGGAAGCAATTTTAAGGTCAGAAGTGGGATCTGAGGTATCTAACATGACTTCTAAGGAGCTTAAAAGAGATTTACTACTATTTGCTAAAAGAAACCCAGAATTGTTCTTAGAATTAGTCGAAGACGAAAACATTAATATTAGAAACATAGGTATAAAAGCCGTGGAAAATCATATTATAAAACTTTCTAATGACCAAAGAACATTTATGTGGGGAACAAATGATAGAAAACTTTTAACAGTACCATTTGATGAAAATCCATATTCAGCTTTAGCTGCATGGTTTAAAACAGATGAAGGTGTTGAAGTATTTCAAACAGTAGAAAAAAGATTGAAATAATCGTTTATAGTGGTTGAGCCGCTATATGCGGCTTAATCATTATATAAAAAAATATTATGGCAATATCAGTAAATGCAGTATATAGAACCGTACTTTCTATAATGAATAAAGAAGGTAGAGGATATTTAACACCTGACCAATTTAATAAAATAGGTGCTCAAGTACAATTAGACTTACTTGAAAAATCATTCTTTGATTATAACAGAGCGATGAATAGGAAAAAAAGTTTTGTTGTAAATGATGAATATGGAGATTTGCCAAGAAACATAAAAGAAAAAATAGATTTATTATCTAAAGAAGCTACATTAAGTATATCAACAGGCACTTCAACATTACCTGCGGACTTATATAGAATTATAAATATAACATCAGGTGATAGAACAATTAACTTACAAGAAGTTAAAAAATCTGAATTATCTTATATAAATGCTTCAAGATTAACTAAACCTAGTTTAGACTATCCGGTATATTACTTAGAATCAGCATCTGCAAGCACTTCAAATCAAGCAGTATCTTCTAGTAATTCAATAGATACCAAAATAAAGTTTTTACCTACTACATTAACATCGGCACAGATAGATTATGTTAAAATTCCACAAGAACCTAAATGGGGCTTTACGAGAACAGATAACAATGCTTATAATTACCAAGCTGCAACTTCATATGATTTTGAACTACATAAATCTGAACAAGTTAATTTAGTTATAAAAATACTTGCTCACGCGGGTGTGATAGTAAAAGATCCTACATTAATACAAATGGCAGGACAAGAAGAAAATAAAAAAATACAACTTGAAATAACTAGATAATGGCATTACTACAAGAAACAGCATATCAATATTACGAGTCTGCTCAGGTATTTGTTGCTACAGCAAATCAGACACAATTTACACTTACTTTAGATCCTAACCCTAAAAGTGCAGATGAATTTCTTGTATATGTTAATGATGTTGAAGCAACTTCAGGATTTACATATGCAGATGGTGTATTAACTTTTTCAGTTGGAAAATCTGTACAAGACGTAGTAAGGGTATCATTAAGAAAATCAGGATTAGGTAAATATAGATATGTAAGATTAATCGATATTATAAATAACTATTTAGTTGCTTATGTTGGGGATGGTAAAATTATAGACAGTGCTAAAAAAACTGATGTAATGTTCCATGCAAAACGTGGTATACAGGAATTTGCTTATGACATATCAAGAGTTGAAAAGATACAAGAAATGGAAGTTGGTCCAAGTTTACAAATACCAATGCCTAATGATTATGTTAATTATGTCAAGGTATCATGGGTTGATGAATCTGGATTAGAAAGGTTAATTCACCCAACTAGGCTTACGTCTAAAGTTTCACAAGCAGTATTACAAGATGAAGATTATAACTATATATTTGATGCAGATGGTAACATATTAACAGGGTCTTCTGTAATAGATGCAAGATTTAAAGATTTTGACACAACAAAAATTTCAGGCTCAATTCCAAATGCTAAAATAAACTACGATATATATGATGATACTGTAGATAGGATGTCGTTACATGGTGCAAGGCATGGTTTAAATCCTGAAACTACACATGAAAACGGATTTTTTATAATTGATGAAGCTAATGGTACTATTAATTTTAGTAGTCAATTATCTCAAAAATTAATAACTCTTAGATATATATCTGATGGATTAGGAACTGACGATGAAATGCAGGTGCATAAATTTGCTGAGGATGCAATATATAAATATATAACTCATGCTATCGCATCAGCAAAAGCTAACATGCCTGAATACATCATTAATAGATTTAGAAAAGAAAAGCGAGCAGCAATGCGTAATGCTAAAATAAGATTAGCAAATTTAAAAACTGAAGAAATTTCTCAAGTAATGAGAAATAAGTCTAAACCAATTAAATAGCACATATGCCAGAACTTAAAAATACCTTCCTAGAAGGTAAAATGAATAAAGACCTTGATGCTCGTTTATTAAAAAACGGAGAATATTTTGATGCGCAGAATATCCATATAACAAAGTCTGAAGGGTCTGATATGGGTACTGTGCAAAATATTTTAGGTAATAAGTTAAACTACACAGTTGGCGCATTTAAAAATAGAACTCAAACTATAGGGCAATTAAAAGTTGGTACTCCTACTATAGGTATTGTAACTACTAATACTTCCGATGGTACTAACGCAGCCGGCGCTGGTTATAGTGGAACTCCTGGTTCTACATCTGGCTGGACAACAAATGGTAATGGTATTGGAGGTAATTTTACTATTAAAATAAGCGGTGGTGCTGTAACAAGTGTTATTATAAATGCTGCAGGTAAAGGTTATAAAATTGGGGATACAATAACAATAAGTAAAGATGTAGGTACTCCCGCAATAGGTGGATCAACAAGTGTAGTATTAACATTAAGAGCAGAAGATAT